GTGACCGAACAACGACTTTTTCCCAAACCGCATTCTGCGCGCAACATCACCCCTTTTTCCAGTGCGAGGCAGGCGTGGTTCTGGTTCGTGCGCTGTCAGACTGCGCGGATCGAGGGTGCGCGTGTGGTGGCCGACGCGGGCGAGGTGGTCCGACCCTGTGACCCTGATGATGTCTATAACGCGGTGATGCGCCTTAAAAAGGCGGGCATTCTGGGCGACCGACATTTGCAGGTACTGGAATATTTCGGGCTGGTTGAACGTGAACCCGATTCCCGCGATCCACGCGAAAAGGACAAGGGGGAATTATGGCAACAGGCCCTTGATGCGCTGGAAAATGTTCTGGTGACGCGCGGCATCGTCAAACGCGGGGAAGACGAAAGTTTCCATCACGAAGATGTCGCTGTTGAACTGGGTGGGGATCTGTCGCCATGCGGGATGTAACCAACGTGCTCACACAAGCCCAAACCGCTGAAACAGCACAGGACTCCGCCGGTCCATGGATGGATCACTGGGCCGATCAATCTGCCTCGGGGCACGAGGTTTCAGTGCTTGTCGTCTTTGCCGATGCGCCGGAAAAGCGATTGTTGCGCATCCTGAAACCGGGCTTTCGCCATTGTTTTTTGCTGGTGTCTGGTGTCCGGGCCGGGGAGTGGATCTGCCTTGATCCGCAAAGCCATCGGGTGCGCTGCGAAAGCTGGTGCTATTCGCCGATCTTTGATCCGGCGGCCTATTATCGCGGCCTTGGCTATCACTGCATCTGGGCGCGGTATCCGACCTCGATTGCGCGCAAGGTTCGCTTCGGCCCGATGAGCTGTGTGGAGCTTATCAAACGTTTTTTGGGTATTTCGGCCTTCTGGATCATCACCCCCTGGCAGCTGTATCGTCATCTGCAACAGGGGATCGAGTGCGATCACATCGGGGATGTGTTTTTTTCTGAAAAATGTTCTTGATTTGTTCTTTTTCATGTGGCATAAGAGACAAATCAACGCCACAGATGCGCCCGCAGGGTTCCGACCCTTGCGGGCGTTTTTGCGTTTGGGGTGATGGAGCGCGCCGCTCCAGATCCCCGCCTTCGCGGGGATGACGGTGCCCAAAACAGTGCATGGAACGAACGTCATTCCCGCGCAGGCGGGAACCCCGAACCGCAAGCTCAAAACATACATTGATCGTCACAACCCGGAGGCCCCGATGGGAAGTCTGTTTTCCACGCCGAAACCAGCACGTGCCGCGCCGCCGGTCTCAAAGCCCGCTGCTGTTAAACCCGAAGACGACACCAGTGCTGAAGATGCCGCACGCACCGCCCGGACCGAGGCGCTTGAACGCCGCCGGTATGGCCGTGCCAGCCTGATCGGGACAAGTTATCGCGGGCTTTTGACGGACCGCATCGCCAAGGCGGGCGGTGGCAAGAACCTGTTGGGGGAATAGGCATGGTGAAATCGCAAAAGGCAGTGACTGAGGACAAGGCAACCGACGGGGCAGATATCACCCAGTTGCGCGCCCGTTTTCAAAAGGCGATGGAACGCCGGCGCAATTGGCTGTCGCATTGGCAGGATTGCTATGAATTCGCCTTGCCACAGCGCAATGCGGCAGCCAGCAACCAGACCAATGGCGGCAAGCGCCTTGATCGGGTGTTTGACGCAACCGCATCGGACGCGGTCGAACAGCTTGCCGCCAGCCTGATGGCCGAAATCACCCCGCCGGGTGGTGGCTGGTTTGAGTTGGAACCCGGCGGCAATGTCGCCAATGCGGATCGGCAGGCCCTGACCGAGCAGCTTGGCCGGGCCGTTCGGATTTTGCAGGGGCATTTTGATCGCTCCAACTTTGCGGTCGAAATGCATCAGGCGTTTCTGGATCTGGTCACCGCCGGAACCGCGTGCTTGCGTCTTGAAAAGGCCGATCTGCACAGCCCGTCTGCTTTGCGCTTTACCGCCGTGCCGTTGCGCGATCTGGCATTTGAAGAACGATCGGATGGCAAGATGGATGCGGTGTTTCGCAAACTGGCGCTTACCCGCGCGGAAATCCTTGCAACCTGGCCGGGGGCAAAGGGCTTTGCCGATGATGATCGCGATGACAAGGACGCCCCGAAACGCTTCACCGTGATCGAGGCCGTCCTGCCCGCAACGGAGGACAAAACCGGCTATGAACTCTGTGTGTTTCGCGAAGACGGCGATGCCAATTCCACTGATCTGATCTATCGCGACCGGTTTGATGTCTCGCCCTATATTGCCTTTCGCTGGATGAAGGCACCGGGCGAGATTTATGGCCGCTCCCCGGTGATGAAGGCACTGCCCGATATCAAGACCGCGAATAAGGTGGTTGAGCTGGTTTTGAAAAATGCCTCGATCGCCGTTACCGGCATCTGGCAGGCCGATGATGATGGCGTTCTGAACCCGGCAACCATCCGGCTGGTGCCGGGCAGCATCATCCCCAAGGCCGTTGGATCGGCGGGGCTCAAGCCGCTTGAGGCCCCCGGTCGGTTTGATGTGTCAGATCTTGTTCTTTCTGATTTGCGCGATCGCATTCGGCGCTGCTTGCTGGCCGATCGCTTGGGCCAGACCGATCAACCGGGCATGACCGCGACCGAGGTGCTGGAACGCGCGTCCGAAAACGCCCGGCTTCTGGGCGCAACCTATGGCCGGTTGCAGGCGGAATTGCTCTATCCGCTGATTAGGCGGGCGCTTTATATCCTGACCCAAACAGGTGAACTTCCCGACATCCCGCTGGATGGTGATGTTGTGGTGCTGCGTCATGCGGCCCCGCTCGCACAACTGCCAAAACGCGTACAGGCGGGCCAAGCGCTTGATTGGCTGTCGCGGATTGCCGCCCTTGGGCCGGATGCCCTGGCGGAGGTTGATTTGCCCGTCATGGTCCGCTGGCTTGCCGATCAGTTTGGTGTGCCGGACAACCTATTGCGGCCAAGCCTGCCGCCCGAAATCACGGAGGCCGTGTGATGGTTGAGAACGGATGGGACTGGTTCGAGGCCGAGAACGAGACGCTTTCGGAAAACGGCAGTGACCATTGGCAGGCCTGTTTTGATAGCGACGCCGGGGCAAAGGTCATCGCCGATCTTGAACGCTATTTCCTGCACACAGCCCTTGGCCCGGATGCCAGCACTGCGGCGATCTGGATGCGCGAAGGGAAGCGCGCGTTGGTGTTGCAGATCAAACGGCTGGCGGCTGGCGCGAAAGAGCAATGAGCTTGCTGCTCGAGGTCCCCGCCTTCGCGGGGATGACGTTCGTTCCTTGCACCTGTTCTGTCCACCGTCTTCCCCGCGAAGGCGGGGATCCCGAGCCACATCTACCAAACCCAAGTTTGACCCCAATAAGCGGAGTGTTCGCATGACAACCGAACCCGACCTTCTCGCACCGGAAACCGAGACGCCGGAAGCACCGGAAGCTGCAGAAACACCCGAGCGGACTGATATCGAAAGCGAAGTGCCAGAAACCCAACTGGACGCCGCAGCCCTCGCCGATTTGGTGCCCGAAACACCGGACGCCTACGCAATCACGCTTTCTGAGGGCATGGAAGAGATCGATGCCGATCTGAACCAGCGCCTGCATGAAGCAGGGTTCAGCAACGCACAGGCACAGCTGGTTTATGATCTGGCGTGGGAGGTTCTTTCACCGCTTATGGGCGATCTTGATCAGGCAGCACAGCGCGCGACCGACCGTGCGGCGTTGGCGGCCGAGTTTGGCGGGGCGGAAAGCTGGAAAAAGCTGGCCCCGAAAATCGAAAGCTGGGGCAAGGCCAACTTGCCCGAGGCCGCCTTTGAGACCCTGTGTCAAAGTGCCGATGGCGTGCGTGCCATGCATCGCATGATGACCCATGGCGACGAGGCAGCCCTTGGCAAAGCTGATGGCGGGGCGGGGGAGACAGGTCTTCGCTCCGAAATCCGGCGCAAGATGAATGATCCGCGCTATTGGCGGGATCGTGATCCAACGCTGGTCGCCGAGGTGCAAGCGGATTTTGCCCGTCTTTCCGGTGGGTAGCTTGACCTAGAACAGCTTGTCGGCACGGTCGATGACCGCGTTGACATAGTCCGGGATCGGGGTCAGCGGCAAAAGGAAATAGCCCGCAATCCCCAGCCCGATCAGGCTGAACACAAGCAAAACCGACTTCTTCACGGCAGATACTCTTTTTCTTTGTTTTCTTGTTTGTCTTGGACCGGACCGCGCAGAAAAGCCCTTCGGGTGCAACAGGTCGGGGCAAATCAAGCGCGTGTCCTACGGAACCTCGATGGATGAGGTTTCCTGTAACAGCGCTCTTAGAACACCAAACCTTGGCCGGAAAATGACCGGTTTTGGGGCAATTGTGGCACTGGCCTTTACGGGCAGCGCAATTGAACCCCGGCGGCTGCCTGCAATCACGACAAAACCATATCTGAAACAAGGGGATAAAAGGCGATGACAACCACGATTGATCAAAGCTTCATCGACCATTTTCAGGCCGATGTTCATCAGGCCTATCAACGCATGGGATCAAAACTGCGCAACACGGTGCGGGTCAAAAACGCCATCAAGGGCGCGACCACGGTTTTCCAGAAAGTCGGCAAGGGCACGGCCACCACCAAGGCCCGCCACGGCAAGGTGCCGGTGATGAATGTCGATCACGAGGCAGTCCGCTGTGACCTGCGCGATTACTATGCCGGCGACTGGGTTGACGCGCTTGATGAACTCAAGATCAACCATGACGAAAAGATGGTTCTGGCCAATGCCGGGGCCTATGCGCTGGGCCGCAAGACCGACGAGCTGATCATTAATGCGCTGGTCGGGGCCGATGATGTCGTGCCTGACAATACCGAAGGGATGACGCTTGATAAGGTGATGATGGCGTTCGAAGGTCTTGGCGATCGCGATGTGCCCGATGACGGGCAGCGCTATGCGATTGTCGGCTGGAAACAGTGGTCGGAACTGCTCCTGATCGATGAATTTTCACGCTCTGACTATATCGGCGATGAAGATTTGCCGTGGAAGGGCACACAGGCCAAACGCTGGCTCGGAACCCTCTGGATGCCCCATTCCGGCCTTCCGGTGGCAAGCGGCATTCGATCCTGCTTCTGGTATCACCGCACCGCGATTGGCCATGCCATCGGCTCGGACGTTCAGTCCGACATCACCTGGCATGGCGATCACGCCGCCCACTTTGTCAACAACTCCATGAGCCAGGGTGCGACGCTGATTGATGGCGATGGTGTCACCTGCATCAAGGCGCAAGAATAACTCCCACACCCGACTTTCCCCGAACCAAGGAGACCCAAATGGCAGAAGGTTTCAAAGCCAGAAACCTAAGTGTTCTGGCATACGCCAACGGCTTTACGCTGTGGCACTACATCACCCCGGACGTCGCCGCCGACGTCGACACCGCCGACTACTTCCTTGAGGCCCGCGACATGCTGCGCGTCGGCGATTTCATCATCGCCAACACCAACCGCGACGCGACAATGTCCGGCGGCCTGTTCGTCGTCGCAAGCTCCGGTGCAAACGGCGTCGATGTCCGCGACATGACGGCAATCGGCACCTCAAACACCGACTGATCGCACACCCCCGATCCACCCTTTTCATCCTCCCTCAACCTCGCCCCGGTGACTGATGTTGCCGGGGTTTCTTTTGACCAGAACAAGGATTGTTTATGTGTAACTGCAACAAGATTACCATCTGCACCGAGTTTGATGCCGCTCAGATCGCCGGTCTTCAGGTGCCGATTGCCTCAATTCATGCCTTTGCCACCCAGACCGTGCCGGCCGATTATCTGATCTGTGATGGTTCGGCTGTTTCCCGCGCAGAGTATGCCGAGCTTTTCGCTGCACTTGGCACAGTTTGGGGCGAAGGCGATGGCACCACGACCTTCAATATCCCTGATTTGCGCGGTGAGTTCCTGCGCGGCTTTGATGCTGGCCGCGGTGTGGATGCGGGGCGTGTGTTCGCATCTGATCAGGGTGATCAGATGCAACAGATCACGGGCAGTATTGGTGTCGTGAGCCGCTTTAACTCTCCCGAGGGTGTGTTTAGCTACTCCCACCAGCCCGGTAGCACCGATGCGACTTCCGGCATCAACGACCAAAACAGGCTGTTGTTTGACAGCGCCAACTCCCCGAATGCTCGTGTCGGTGAAGAAACCCGCCCACGCAACGTGGCGGTGACCTACGCGATCAAGGCAGCCCAGCCCGCGAGCAACTGAGTAAGACCAGTAACCAATCAACACCTCTTCCCTCGCCCCGGCAACGAATGTTGTCGGGGTTTCTTTTGATCCAACCAAGGAGACATCCCATGCAGGGTTCAACCCCAGTGGAATGTGAAGTTCTCAACGTTATTCAGGGGGCCGGTATCTGGCCCGATTGTGATGACAAGACCCAGCTGCTTCAGGCAATTCAGAAGCTCTCAGCTGCCTCACTTCCGACCCGTCAGTATTTCACCGAAGACGGATCATTTGTCGTGCCTGAAGGTGTGACGAAACTCCGCGTAACAGTCGCCGGTGCGGGCGGTGGTGGCGGCCTGAACGGCAACAGAGTCAGTGAGCAGTCCGAAGACGGTCAAGCGTCCAGTGTTACCTATCATCAGGACGTAATTGTTGCAGAGGGCGGTAAGGGCGGTTGGTCGGCAAAAACGACAGCTATTGCTGCGCCGCATGGGGGTGCAGTCAACGGTGATGTGAATCTTGTCGGCCAAGGGTCCCCAGGTGGCAACGGTACGACTTCCCAAGATGGTCTGACCGGTGGTGCAGGCGGAAATGGCGGAATGGCGATAAAGGAATTCGCTGTGCTGCCGGGGGAGACGTTGCAGGTTGTTGTCGGTGCGGGCGGCACCAGCAATGCTGATCCGGCGTCAGATTACTCAGGTAATTTTGGCGTCGATGGTTATGTGATCGTCGAGTGGGTTTGATTGAATTGTCCCCGGCAGGGCTTCCTTGCCGGGGTTCTTTTTTGGGCGAATGTAGGAGATATTATATGCAGTGTCTTAGTCCGGTTGAAAGTGAAGTTCTGAATGTTGTTCTGGCGGCTGATATTGCACCTGACCGCATGGATGACACCCAGCTGCTTCAAGCCATCGAAACGCTGATTGCTGGCGGTGGTTCTGGCGGTGGTGGTGTTATCGCTGGCAGTGAAATCGGAGCGGTTTCGGCGTTTGCCATGCCAACCCCGCCGACTGGTTGGCTGGTCTGTGATGGCTCGACCGTTTCACGCACCGAATATGCTGATCTGTTTGCGACCATTGGCACGCTTTGGGGCCATGGTGATGAGGTGACGACCTTCAACCTCCCGGATCTGCGCGGTGAGTTCGTGCGCGGCTTCGATGCTGGCCGTGGCGTGGATGACGGGCGGGCGTTTGCTTCGGCTCAGAGTGATGAGTTGAAGAGCCATCGTCACGAAATTCCGACAGCTGTAAGGACTTCTAGTTATGGGGCGATTTCAGAATGGAACTCCTCTGGCGGTACCAATTCAACCCGATACAGTGAGTACGAGGGTGGTGTTGAAACCCGCCCACGCAACATCGCCATGACTTACGCGATCAAGGCGTTTTATCCGTCGGCGTCGTAAGGCTGGCGGTTGACTTTAATTGGCGGGGTCCGGGTTTCCGGGCCCCGTTTTTGTTGGGGGGATGTGATGGCGTTAAGTGATGTGGCGATCTGTGCGCGGGCGTTGGTGATGATCGGGGCGGCGCCGATTTCATCGTTTGAGGAGGACGTCGCCGAGGCCGAGATTGCCCGGATGCTTTATCCCGCTGTGCGCGATGGCTTGTTGGCGGGCTATCCGTGGCGGTTTGCCGGGCGGGGTTGCTGGTTGTCGCGACTGGCCGGTGAGGATGCGGCGAGATCACCCAAGGATGGAAGCCACCTGTTTGCCTTGCCACGCGACTTTATCAGGTTGCTGTCGCTGGAAAATGACGGGGGAAAAATTGCCCGGTTTGAGTTGCGCGATCAGGCGGTTCTGGTCGCAAGTGACAGTGCGTATCTTAGCTATGTCGCACGCTTGCCAGAAGGCAGCTTTCCGGCGTGGTTTGATATGGCATTGATGGCGCGACTGGCGGCCGAGTTTTGCCTGCCGCTGACCGAGAGCAGCACGCGCGCAGAGTACCTTTTCAAGCGGGCCGAGGACCAGTTGCGCGAAGCAAGACTTGCCGATGCGCAGCAATCGACCCCGCACGCGATTGATGATTTTTCCCTGATTTCGGCGCGGGGATGACGGAGCCGAAAAAAATGCAAGGAACCATCGTCATCCCCGCGAAGGCGGGAATCCCGATCCGAAAGCGTATCACCGTTATTCAACGAGGGAGCACCCCATGGCACGCCGCGTTCTGGAGAAAAACACCTTTTCGACCGGCGAACTGGCCCCGGAATTGTGGGGGCGATCGGACTTAAGCGCCTATGCCAATGGCGCGGCCCGCCTGCGCAATGTGTTTATCGAGCCATCGGGCGGCGTGCGTCGCCGTCCCGGTATTCGATTGATTGATGAATTGCCGGGACCTGCGCGCCTGATCCAGTTCGAGTTTAATACCGAGCAGACCTATCTGTTGGCCTTTGGCGATAACCGCGCGCTGGTGTTTGAGGACGGGGTCGAGACGATCTGGTTTGAAACCACGTTTGGGGTTGAACACCATGATCTTTTGAACTGGACGCAGAGTGCGGATACGCTGTTGGTCGTGCATCCGGATGCCAAGCCGGTCCGGATCACACGCACCGGCGATGGCAGCTGGCAAACCAGCCTTTGGGCCTGGCGCGAAACCAATTTCAGAACCAGCCAGCCTTATTACAAGTTCGTTGAACCGGCTGCGACCCTTAGCCCGTCGGGCACCAGCGGAACGGTCACGCTCACGGCCAATATGGATGTGTTCGTGCCAGAACATGTCGGGACTCTGTGGCGGATTCAGGGGATTGAGGGCGAGATTAAAAGCGTTGCCAATGCTCGGTCCGCCACCATCGCGCTGAAGCAGGCATTGCCAAATACCAATGCCACCGTCGATTTTGTTGAGCAGGCCTTTTCCGAGGTGCGGGGTTGGCCGCGCAGCGTGACCTTTCATCAGGATCGATTGATCATCGGCGGATCGCGCGATCTACCCAACCGGTTGTGGATGTCAAAATCGGGCGATCTGTTTAATTTCGAACTGGGCGAAGGCCTTGATGACGAGGCGATTGAATTTGCCCTGCTGGCTGATCAGGTCAATGCGATCACCGGCATTTTCGCCGGGCGTCATTTGCAGGTCTTTACCAGCGGATCGGAATGGATGGTGACGGGCGATCCGTTGACACCAGCCAATGTGCAGGTCACGCGCCAAACCCGGATCGGCAGCCAAAGTGATCGCACCGTGCCGCTGGTCAATGTTGATGGGGCAACGCTTTTTGCCGGGCGGAGCGGGCGCGAAATTCGCGAATTCCTGTTTACCGATGTCGAACAGGCCTATGGATCGGCCGATCTGGCGTTGCTGTCGCGCCATCTGATCCATCATCCGATTGATCAGGCCTTTGACCCGGATCGGCGGCTTTTGCATGTGGTGATGCGCGACGGATCGCTTGCCACCCTGACGCTGTATCGGTCTGAGGCGATTACCGCCTGGTCGGTGCAATCGGTTGCGGGATGTGCCTTTGCATCCGTTTCGGTGTCGGGCGGGGATGTCTATGTCGTGCTGGAGCGCGATGGTCGGTATTTCCTTGGCGTTTTTGACCCGGCATGCGGTTTCGACCTTTATCGCCGTCAAGCGCTGGCAGAGGGCGAACCGCCACGCCGACATTGGGGCAATCTTGATGCACTGGATGGCCTTGATGTCAGTGTCTGGCACGATGGCGTTGTTGCCGATGACATCCCGGTTGCCGGGGGCACGATCACCTTACCTGAGAGTATTGGGGCGGTATCGGAGATCGAGGTCGGCTTGCCCTTTACCCATGAAATTTATGCCCTGCCGCCGGCCGCATCGGATGGCAGTCGCCCGCATGGCGGCAATGCCGTTCGGCTGGTCTCGGTGACCTTGCGTTTGCAGGAAACCGGGCAGCTTCGCGTCGATACCGGTCGGGGATTGCGTGATGTGGCACTTCCGGTTTCCACCGATGACAAAGATGCGCTTTATAGCGGGGATATCACGCTCCGTGCGCTCGGCTGGCGGCGGGGCAGTGGCGGGACAGTTAAAAGTGGATTATGGCGCATCGCCGGGGCATTGCCCCGGCCTTTTTTATTGCTCGGTGCGGCCAGTGAAATGGGGGTGAATGACTGATGGGTGGATTTACATCAATCGTGCCGATGGCGGCATCGGTGCTGCAAACCGGACAACGGATTAGCGCCAACCAGACCAATGCACAAAGCCGGATTGATCAAACCGAAGCCGCCCGTCAGGCGGAGCTGGCAGAGATCGCAGCACGCGAGCGCGAAGACGCCACCAATCGCGAAGACGAGCTCCGGCGGCGTCAGGCAACCGCGCGCGCCCGGCAAGGGGCATCGGGCCTGATGGCGGGGGGATCGGGATCGGCCAGTGCGGTTTTGGCAGGTTACGCAAAAGCCGCAAGGCAGGATGCGGACCAGAGTGCCGATGCCGCCGCGAGAAACCGCAATCGCATCAACCAGCAGGCCGCCTGGCGCGAAAAGTCGCTGTTGCGATCTTCGCAGGATGACACAGTCGCACGGCTCAATGCCTGGTTTTCGAAGCGTGATGGCTGGGGCTGAAATTCTGGGGCTGATTTTTATTCGGGGGAAGAAACTATGGGCGCTGTTTTTGCCAATCAGATCCGGGCCGCCATTGCTTTTGTCGGCGACGGTGCGCGCACGAGTTTTCCGTTTGATTTTGATGTCTTTGACGTCGGTGATGTCCGGGTCGCCATTGATGGCAGTGAAACCGATACCGGCTTTCACATCGCACTCACGCCCACCGATCAGGGCGGGGGTGGTGTGGTGCGGTTTGAAACGCCGCCCCAAAATGGCAGCACGATCCATATTGCCCGGCAGTTGCATTTGCGCCGACTGAGCAGCTTTGACGCCATGTCGATCCCGCGCGGTGATGCGCTGGAGCGAGATCTTGATTTCATGACGGCCGCGCTTGGCGATGTCGATCGCGCGCTTTCCGGGGCTTTGCGCTTTGGCGCGGATCAGGGGGAGGGCGCGTCGGCCGAATTGCCGATGATCAAGTCCGGTCGGGCGCTGATCTGGAACGCGGCGGGCACGGGGCTTGCCAACGGACCCAGCGGGGCGGAGATCGCGCAGGCCAGCACCAAGGCAGCACAGGCACAGGATGCCGCCAACCGGGCAGAGGCCGCCGAAAGCCGATCTGAAATCGCGGTCGCGTCGTTTGAAAGATCAACCGCCTCGGCGATGCTTGATCTTGATTTTCGCAGTGGCGATGTCCTGGCGTGGGAGGATGAGCGCCGCATGCCGGTGATTGATGCGCCGGTCAGCCGGATCATGGATATCCGCGAAACCGGATCGCTGGTCAGGCTTTCAAGCGGGGCTCAGCTAACTTTGCCGGTGGCGTCCATTGCGCGCAATGGCGTGCGCTTCCGGGTGTTTAACGGTGATGGCACGATGGTCGATATTACAACGGCGGCGGGGAATGTGATCCGCCCTACCAACGGCGGGGCGGAGGTAACCATCTATCCGTTGCCAACCCGCGGTGACATGGTCGATCTGATCTGTGATGGCACGCGCTGGTTTGCCGCCCCGATCCATGAAAGCGGCCCGGTGGTGAAGCTTTTGCGCACGGCATCGCAATCCATTCCGGCCGGCGGGGCGTTTCTGGTCGAATGGGATCAGGTGATTGAAGACAGCCACGGGCTTTATGACAGTGCTGTGCATGGTGTCACCGGCCTGCCGCCGGGCTTTTATCATGTTGATATCGGGGTGCGTTTCCCGATTACCGACCAGTCGGTCTTTACCACATTGTCGCTCGAACGCTTTGACGGCACCGATTGGTCGAGCCACCTGCAGGCCAACGACATTACCGCCATGGGCAGCGGGGCGGCGCACAGTTTGCGCCTGAATGGTATTGCCCGGATTAATCCAACGCCCGGCACCGGATTGCGTTTGCGGCTGTCGCATAGCGATGTGCAAACACGCGACATTGGCGCAAGCGGTCTTTTGACCTGGTGTCACATCCATCGCATTGGGGGCTGACGCAACGCCACCATCCATCACATGCCAATTAAACGGAGATGCATCCAATGGGATTGCGTTATCAGCCGCTTGCGGCCTGTATGAATGTTTCGCGCGCCAGCACCAAGCTGGTCCGTGGCCCAAATGGTTTGCTTGAAACCCGCGCGATTGATGAACCGGCTTATGACCATGATCGACTTGGCCGTCGCTTGGGCCTTTTGATCGAGGGGGCGGCGACCAATTTGCTGCGCTACTCAATCGCCTTTGACAATGCGCTTTGGGAAAAGAACAGCGGTGTGGTGGTAAGTGCCAGCACCATCCCCGCCCCGGATGGCAGCCAAACCGCGATGCAGCTTGATCTGCCTGGAAGTGCGGCAGGTGCGGACGGACTTTATCAGAATGTCGGCGGGCTTGTGGCCAACGATACCTATAGCTTTGCGGTCTGGATGCGCGCAGTTTCGGGCACGGCCGACATCACGCTTGGCGGGATTGACGGGGCTTCCACACATGGTTTTGCCTTGGATGAAAACTGGCAGCGGGTGTGGATCGCGGAACCGGCATCAGGCACCACGCGTTATCCGAAAATCAGCACCGCCATAACTGCGCTTCCGGCCTCAATCCTGATCTGGAATGCCCAGCTTGAAGCCAGCCCCGTGCCCACCAGTGACATCATCAGCAACGGCATCCCGGCCGCGCGGGCGTGCGATGATGTGCGGCTTGATCCGGGCGACTGGTTCGCGCAGGGGCGCGGCACAATGGTGTTTGATCTGCACACTGCATCCGATTGGGTTGGCATCTGGCGGATCGTGCAGCTTTATTCGCTTAGCCTTAATGATGATCATCTTGATCTTGGCTATGACAGTGCCGCCGATCAGTTGCGCATTTCGCTGCGCAAGGGGGGCGTGCCGCTCGTCACCCAGTCGCTTTATGGCACGCTTGCCAAGGATGCCCGTCATCGCATCGCACTTGCCTGGGATGATGATGTGATTTCGGTCGGGCTGGATGGTGTGGTGCTGTCTTCACCGGACGGTTTCGCCATGCCGCGCAATTTTTCCAATATCGTACTCGGATCATTTGGCGGAACCGACAAGGCACTGAACGGCCATGTCCGTAATCTCGCCTATTGGCCGGAAAAGCTTTCCAATGCGCGGCTGTCCGAACTTTCGACACTGTAAGGAAGGCGCATGAGCGAAGCGGAAAATACTGATGCAATCGCCGCCTTACAGGCGGAACTGCTGCGTGATTTGCCCGATGATATCAAACGGGTGCGCAATGCCTATCGCCGGGCGGCGCAGCAGGCGGCGCTTTTGCGGGATGCCAAGGATTTCAATGCGCATCAGGCGGCGTGCAAAACCGCCCTTGGGCATCTTGATGGTTTGATCAAATTGTTGCGGTGGGCGAGTGAGGGGGACGGCGAAACGGTTAATAACGCAGGTGCGGACGATGCAATGAACACCAGCGATTTGATCGCCAAAGCGAAGGAGGCGCTTGAAGGTGCCAGCTGAGGGATTGGCGTAAAGCATTGTGATCTTTGTGTGATGGTATCACATCCGTGATTGTCGAGACGTCCTTGAAAGCTGTCGGCATAGGTCGCGCAGCGATAAATGCCTAACTTTAGAAAGGACAGACCATGAAAAATGCGATGATTGTTTTTGCCAGCCTGATGTTTATGGCAAGCCCTTCATTTGCCAATGGTGGTGACGAGGAATCGGCAAGTTCGAGCTCGGAAGACAGCCTGATTGAACAGGTGCAGGGTGCGACCCAAAAGCAGAAATGCTGGTCTGCTAAAAATTGCACAGGCAAGGTTCTGAGTAACCGTGATGCCCATAACTGCAAGGACAAATCCAAGGGCAAGTCCTGGGAAAGCAAATTTGGGGTTTGTACAAACCTCTGACCCGCAATTCTCATCGTGATGTGAAGGGCATTCGGCGGCATGCGTCGCCGAATGCCTTTTTGTATTCAAGATAAAGAAATCTGATCATTTCGAGGATCGAGCAAATGGCAAGCTTCGCCGAATTCGTCTGGATCTGGGATCAGATGTTGGGGCTCAGCCTGCCGGCCCATCACCGCAAGATGGCCGATTGGCTTGAAGACTGCTGGCAGTCGGGCAAGCGGGAAATGCTGTTGATGGCGTTTCGCAATTCTGGGAAATCGACACTGGTCGGGTTGTTTTGTGCATGGTTGCTTTATCGTGATGGTGACTTGCGTATTCTGGTGCTGGCCGCCGATCTTGATCTGGCAAAAAAAATGGTGCGCAACGTCAAGCGCGTGATTGAGCGTCATCCGCTGATGGGGGCACTGTTGCCCGAAAAGCTGATCGATTGGGGGAGTGAGCGCTTTACCGTGGCGCGAACGGCTGTGTTGCGTGATCCATCCATGCAGGCCGTCGGCATTGGCGGCAATATCACCGGATCGCGTGCCGATCTGGTGATTTGCGATGATGTCGAGGTGCCGAAAAACAGCGACACCGCCCATAAACGAGCAGAACTGCGCGAAAAGCTTGGCGAGATTGCCTATGTGTTGGGGCCAACCGGTGCGCAGCTTTATGTCGGAACCCCGCACAGCTATTACTCGATCTATGCCGGTGAAGCACGATCCGAGGTCGGTGAAGTTGCCCCGTTCCTGGCCGGTTTTTCACGCTTTGAGCTTCCCATCGTCAATAAGGACGGGACATCAAACTGGCCGGAACGGTTTGATATCGAGGCGATTGAGGCCATGCGAGCGCGAACACCCGTGCGCAAGTTCCAAAGCCAGATGATGCTTGAAATGATGGCCCCGGTGGCAGGCATGCTCGATCCGGCGTCACTTCGGTTTTACGACGATGCGGCCGAGATCACCCATGGCAATGGCCGCATGAGCCTTCGGATTGGCGGGCGCACCATGGTCGCGAGTGCCTGCCATTTTGATCCGAGTTTTGGTTCCATGCGGGGCGATGGGGCGGTGGTGGCCTGCGTTTATATCTGCGATCAGGGGGAATATTGGCTGCAGGATATCGCGTGGTTGCGGGCGTCTGATCCGAGTGCGTCGGAGACAAATGGCGATATGCCCTGGCGCGATGAGGCCAGCCAGCTTTGTGGCCAGGTCGCGGAATTTATGGCGCGCCATCATTTGCCGTCGGTCCGGGTCGAGACCAATGGCATTGGCCGGTTCCTGCCCAATATCCTTCGGCGTGAACTGAAATCAATCGGATGGGCGGCAAGCGTCGTAGAGCATTATGAGAGTACCAACAAGGCCACCCGGATCGAGGATGCCTTTGGTGCGGTGATGGGGGCAGGATTGCTGCATGTCCATCGCGATATTTGTCAGACACCGTTTCTGCGCCAGATGCGCGATTGGCATCCCGATAACAGCAATGCCAACAAAGGTGCCGATGACGGGCTTGATGCGGTGGCGGGTTGTATTTTGCATGATCCGGTGCGCTTGCCACGGGTCGATATGCCGATCAAACGCGCTGACTGGCGGGCACAAAGCGGGATTTTCCGGGCCGATAGCCATTTCAATCCGTGAGAGAGGAAAAAACTTTCTCACAATGCCAAATGGTTAGCGCAGGTCTGTATCACATTTGTGAAATATTCATGGAAAATTCAGCTTTGGTCCCTACGTTTATTATATGAAAGCATAGTAAGTAATTTTTCTTCCTATACTAAAGTGAGTTTTCGAAGCCAGAAAAAGACGGGTCCCGGCCCATGAAGTCGGCACAAGGAAGCGGCCAAAGATCATTTGTTGATTGATTTTGCAGTACAGGAAAACAAGACGTCCATGTGGGCGCACCTGACTGCCAGGAGGCCTGACCATGTTGAAAACACTGAGCTTGATTGCTGTGGTGGCAGGTGCCGTTGCAGTAACACATACCCCAGCCTCGGCATCCCCCGTCTGCGGGGATCGATCCAAGGTGATCGACAGCCTGAGCGCAAAATATTCCGAAGAACCGGTCGCGGTCGGCGTGACATCCAATGGTGGCGTGATCGAGGTGCTTAAAGCCCCCGATGGCCAGACCTGGACCATCCTGTTTACCTATCCGTCCGGCCCAAGCTGCCTTGTCGCCTCTGGCGAGGCCTGGCAGGACCTGGAAGAAAAGCTGAAGGGCCCGGCGGCCTAGACTTGATGCCGTTCGCCTCCTGACTGCTTTGATCGCTTATCCAGCCCGCGGGATGTTGCCCCGGGTGGAGGAGAGGTCGACCTGACCCGCAAACCATCGGTTTGCGGGTTTTTCTTTGTCTGAAAATCGAGGCCCCCATGACCCTGCCTGTGACCCAGACGGTTGATGTGATCTGGTGGATCACGGCTGTTGAAATCCCTGCTGTCGCCAGCCTGTTCTGGCTGCATTGGCGGATGCGTTCCGAACTGCTTGGCCGGGTGGAGCAACTGCGCACCCGCGAGGAATCAGATGCCAGCGACCTGCGCGATGCCTTGGCCGCCTTCAAGCTCGATGTCGCGCGCAACTATGTCTCTATCCCCTATCTCAAGGATGTCGAAAAACGCCTGACCGGCCATTTGCTCCGGATCGAGGCCAAGCTCGACATGCCGCCCATCCCGAGCAAAAAGGATCTGAGCCTATGACCGACCCCCAAACCCTGACCAGATCGGTATCAAATTCGACATCCCAGCCGGTCACCGATCCCGATGCGCTGCCCGCGGTCGAGGTGCTGGCGCGCACGCTTTATGGCGAGGCGCGCGGCGAAGAACTTCGCGGGATTGAGGCCGTGGCATCGGTCATCCTCAACCGGGTGGCGTATGCCAAGCGGCGCGGGCGCTATTGGTGGGGCAATGACGTGAAATCGGTGTGCCTGAAACCGGCACAGTTTTCCTGCTGGAACGCCAACGATCCCAACCGCAAGAAGCTTCTGGCACTCAGCCCGCGTGACCCGGCCTATCGTCTGTGCAAACGCATCGCCAAACGCGCGGTGGCGGGCGAGCTTCCCGATCAAACCGACGGCGCCACCCATTATCACACCCATGCGGTCGATCCGTTCTGGGCGCGCGGCCATGTGCCGGTCGCAGAAATCGGTAACCACCTGTTCTACAAGAACATCGGCTAATCCGATGGCCGCTCTTGCCGCCAAGACGGACTGCAAAGAAGCATTGGCTGCGCTTCCGGTGCTCACGTACTGACACGTACGCTGCGCGCCGGTTCTCACCACTACTTCTTTTCGCCACGTCTTACCGACAATCCCAACCATCGTGAAGGCTTCAAAAATTGCCAGAGGTGCAAAATGATTCCTGCATTGCTCGCCCAGATCGGCCTGCCTCTTTTGATGAAGGCGGTGGGTGCGGGGCTTGATCATATCGACAACCCGATCGCCAAAACCGCGGCCGAGGGCCTTAAACAGGTGGAGGCCGCCGTCACCAAGGGCGACGTCACGCCCGAGCAAATAAGTGCGGCCAACCGCCACACCGAACGGATGGCCGAAATCGAACTGGCCCGCGATACCGAAACCCTCAAATCCGTCAACCGCACCATCCGCGCCGAGGTCGCCAGCGAAGATGCGTTTGTTAGGCGCTGGCGCCCCAGCTTCGGCTACGCCGTCGCACTGACCTGGATCATGACCATGGGCGCCATCGCTTATGCCATCGTCCTCACCCCGCTTCAGGCCCCGGCGATCATCGCAGCGCTCGTCAATACCAGCCCGATCTGGGGCATTGCGCTGGGGGTCTTGGGGGTGAGTGTGGTTAAGCGGAGTTCGGATAAGAAGATCCAGTGAATTCGTTTATTGCGAATGTTTCGAATATTGCGAATAGATGGGCGCGTGTGTATAAGTAAGAAAGCTACAAGAAAAATTGTAGAAAATTTGTAGAAAACTTGTAGCCGTGCGCCGGAAAGTGAAATGGAGATTGCAATATGTCCGCAATTCGCAAAGACGATTTTGGCGGTAGATTGCCCACGCAAATTGAAAGCGCGACAGCAGACCAGCTCCGCCAGATTATCGCATCGCAGACCAAGGAAGGTGAAGATACCAAGCTGACCGTCATGCCCGGTGACGGGGAGCCGAAAACGATCACGCTCAGCCCGGCTTTGACCGAAAGCCTGATGACTTTGTTGCGTCTGGTGTCCAGCCGTCAGGGCTTTCAGATGATCCCGCTTTCGGCGGAGTTGACGACGCAACAGGCGGCGGATTTGCTGAATGTGTCGCGGCCCTACCTGATCAAGTTGCTGGAGGCCGATGAAATCCCATACGCCACCGTCGGACGGCATCGCCGGATCAAGGCCGAGGATTTGTTTGCCTATAAAGAAGTCCGGGATGCCCGTCGCGCCGCTGCTCTGTCCGAGATGGCGGAGAGGGACGCGGATTTGATCCTCAAGGGATATTAATTCGCCATGACATACCGGTCAGACCATTTTACAGCGCTATTGGATGCATGTGTTCTGGCTGGTGTGTTCAAGCGAAACTTGTTGCTGAGTCTTGCGGAAGCAGAGCTTTTTCGCCCGCGTTGGAGTCCTGTGATCCTTGATGAGATGGAACGGGCAATCACGAAAATTACAAATGGCGAAATTGATGCTGCGCAAGAACGAGAGAGCGTGGAAACTGCCTTCGAGGAAGCTTGCGTCACTGACTTTGAGCAGTTCATTCCGGCGATAAACCTGCCAGACCCGGATGACCGTCATGTTCTGGCGGCTGCGGTCGCCACACATGCTCAAGTTCTGGTGACAGATAATCTAAAAGACTTCCCGGCAGAAGAGCTTGGCAGGTTCTCAATCGAGCCGAAATCACTTGATGATTTCCTTGCAGATACGATTACTCTGCATGAGCATACAGCTTTCTCAGCGCTTAAGAAAATGCGGCAGCGTTTCAAAAGACCAGCCTTGTCAACCAGCGTGATTATTCAAACAGCGGAAAGTCAGGGTTTGTTGAAAACTGCGCTCTTGCTTAAAGAATACGAGCAGTATTGGTGAAGGGAGCTGGCCTCAGAGCACCAACGCTTCTGATGGATGAGATAAGAAGTAGACTTTCGTAAAGCCTTGCAGATCAAAAGACCTGCTGGTCGTTGGTGAGAGCGTGATTTTCCCACTGTTATTCAGGTGGTTGGCGACCAAAAGTAAGCGTATATCTGGTCCTGCATTCTTACGATAAGTATTCAGCTTTTTGCATTTTGTATCGATTGCGGCTTGAATGAGCTCAATGGGGTCTTGGCTTACCCATCCGACTCTGTCGTTTACAACGTACCAGCGAGAATGAAATTCTTTGGTGACCCAAACCTTGGTGCCGCAACGGAGCAAAAATTGAGTTTGGTAGCCGGTTTCTCTGCTTTCAAGGTTTTCTGCCATTAAGGCTTGATGCAGTTCTTTTAACTCGCATTGAGAGATATTTCCGGCGTCTGGCTTCCTAAGAAGCCGAACATGCAATGCCAAATCAGATGTTTTCTCAAAACCTTGAGCAAATTTTTCTAATTCTTTGCTTCGATGTTGTTCAGTCTGTTTTACGGGCGATCCCCCTTTGTTCTGATTTTCATTAAGAAAAATTTCCCTTACCTCCAGACCAAAAGTGAGTGCGTCCTCTTTTATGATAAAATCTGGTTTCTCGCGCTGTTCTAAAATTTCCCACGAGGTATTTAGTAGCTGAGATGCTTTGAGCACAAAGTTACGCTCATCACGCTTTTGAGAATCTGAGGTCAT